TTAGGTAGAAAATCTTATGCTTCAACTAAAGATAGAGAGGTCCAGTAATGAATAATAAATTTAATAAATACATGGAAACACTAGTAGATAGTGTTCAAGCTAGTATAAATCATACAGGTACGAAACTTCAAGAAATACAAATACCTAGTTCTGAGAAATATCCAAATACTACACAATGGTATAATATGTATAAAGATGATATGAGATCACTTGATCGTCAAGCATATTTGTTTGGAAAATTCTTTTCTGACAATGCTAAAGAATATGATCTCTCTCAACCAGAAGATAGAAAATTTCTTAAATCAGATAGAGCTTTTTTAACAGGAGTAGGTAAAGAAGCATCTAAAAGAAATTTAATTCATACACCACAATGCCTTTACAGGGCTTTTAAAGCTTATCAGCTTGGTTATTTTAGTTTAGAAGCCTATGAAGCAGATGATCCATTTTGTGAGCTTTGCTCAGGCTGTGGTAGATGTGAAAGTGAGGTCCAATAATGGACTTCACTAAATGCGTAAACATGGCTAGAGATCTTATGGATCAGCATATTCCTACAGCAATAATAACTGGTAATGAATATCAGCAAGTAAGATATCCTTACTCATTTCCACAATACATCACATCAAAACAATGGCTATTAGGCTTTTACTCATTTAGAAAAGACTATAAGGTAGAGACTATAGGATTCTGTAAGGGCTTAAAATTGTCTGGCGGTGGTAATAGAGTTTATTACAATAAAGAAGATCAAGAAGCTAAATACTCAGAAGATGATCCAAACTTTAAAGTCTATGACAATGCACATTACTATAAGCTAGACTCACCTACTATTGCTTTAAATTGGAGATTTGTAGCCACTAATAAAGAGCATGTAGTTAGATCTGTAATCTTACATGAAATTGCACATGCTATACACTTTATAAAATATGAAATTAATCCAAGAGAAAATCACATCTCAGGTCATACAAAAGAGTTTAGACAGATCTGTAAAGATCTTGGTTTGACTAAGAAGGGCTATAGATGTAATCAAGGACACAAAGGTGAATACTCTGCAGATGCTTATAATACCGATAGAGTGGAAAGCAAGTACAGAAGATTCTTAGGATACAAGCAGAGATCTAGAAGAGGTTACAAATACTGGGATAGAGATAGCATTGATAAAACACATGTTCTTTATCAAGCAAATAGATATGCTGGATCTTACTGGTATGACAGCAGAGGAAGGTGTTGGAAATCTTATGAAAATCATACTTTAAAAGAGATGGTACAATACTTTGCAGTAGGTAGTAAACATTCAAATAGCATAGGTGTCATTGAATATGCTTAAAATAATTACAGCTCTCATAACAGCACTTAAAAGGAGTGTTGCAGGTATCCAATCCTGTCTTGCCCTTAAAAGTGAATATTATGTTTTCTTAAAGCTATTGGTTGGCACTAAACTTAAAGAAAACTTTGAGAGCTGTAATATAACTGGAGGAATAACATGGATATAATACTTAAATTATCACTAAAAGAGCTAGAGCTTATGATAGAGATCATGGAAAGAAATAGACATGATAATGATCCTGAGACTAGTTTAAGATCAGATCTAAAAAAGATTAGATCAGATGCAGAAGATAGAATTAATTTAAAACAACAGGAAATGGCAGATAAGCCAGATGAATCAAAAAGACTTATGCCAGATCCTATAACTAGAGATGAGGACTAACATATGAAAATAGAAATACAAGACACAGCTATGTCTGAGTCAATTAAGAATATTGCTAAGGCACAAGCCAATATGCAAAAAGAGCTAACTGATACCAAAAAAGACACCAAAGGATATGGATATTTATATACCAATTTAGACTCTTTGGTAAAACACCTAAGACCGCTTTTGACAAAACATGGATTGTCATTCATGCAAATGCCAGTAGGCAGTGAAAATCAAGCAGGTATACAGACAATATATATGCACACATCAGGTGAATGGATCACAAGTTTAGTTAAAGTACCTATAGCAGATCTTAAGGGTCAAAATGCTTATCAGTCTTTAGGTAGTGCAATCACCTATTTAAGAAGGTATAGTCTTTCAGCCTTTGTAGGTATAGCCAGTGATGAAGATAATGATGCACAGGGTGGTCCTGAAGAGATTAAGAAGGTAGTTAAGGTAACTACTACACAGCTTAAGAAATTAAATGTGCTACAGATGGAAGCTAAAAAAAGAGGTTTGATCTCAATTAATCAATCTTCAGATCTAGATAAGATGAAGCTAAATATGACATTGGATCAATACACTGAAGCATACAGAAGGCTTGATGAGAAGATTGTTCAGGATAATAATCTGGATAAGTTTGATCAAGAAATGGAAGTAAGAAAAACACTAATAGATGAGGAATAAAAAAATGAAAGTAACTAAAGAAGGTGTAGTATTGTTATTTAACAATGAGTATAAAGAAAAAGAAAACCAGCCTGATAAAAAAGCTCTGGGAAACTTTGAAGGTAAGCAAGTTGAGATAGCACTTTGGAAGAATAAAGATCCAAACAAGAAGTATGAGTATAGCGGTAATATTAAGCTAAGAGAAGATAAGTATGTAAGCAGTGAATTAACAGAAGATGATCTTCCATTCTAATGGCAGGCATTAAAAGAACTGCTAGTGATGCTCTATGGTCCAAATATGTCAGAACAAGAGATAATTGGACCTGCCAGAGCTGTGGTAAAAAGTATAGTCCTGATAGAGCAGGTGGATTACACTGCTCTCACTATTGGTCAAGAGGATATTATAATGTCCGCTTTGATGAAGCTAATACAGAAGCACTATGCTTCGGCTGTCACCAGAAGTTAGGATCTAATCCACATGATCATAAAGAGCATATGGTAAATAAGTTAGGACAAGAAGAATATGATAAATTGCTTATAAGAAAAAATACTAGCAAACATGGTATAAAAAAATATTATCTTAGTAAGGAATTTAGAGCAGAAATAAAGAAGAAATTGGAGGAATTAGATGGCTAAAAAGCAAGTAGAGAGTACCTTATTTGAAGAAGTGTGGTTTATGGATCTTGATCTAGAATATAAGATGTTGATGCTATACTTCTTTATCACCTGTGATCATGCAGGACTAGGTAACCTTAATTTTAAAATGATCAATATGGTCTTAGGACATGAGTATGATAAAGAGAATGTATTTATCTTTTTAGGTGATCATATTGATGAATATAAACCAAATAAATACAGATTAAAGAAATACATGAAGTTTCATTATTCTGAAGATAATAAATCACAGATCTACAAATCAGCTATTAAGAAGCTTAAAAGAGAAGGTCTAGATTATTTGTCAAAGGAAGATCAAGAAGCTTATGACAGATCGGTTAGTAATGGATATGTCAGTGAGAAATTTCTGAAGGGATAAGGATATGAGCAAGGTGTTAAGATTACTAGAAGGATATACCAAAGATCAAATAGAAGCCAATATTGAGTTCTTTATTGATAATGAGCAGGAAGAAGATAGAGGTCCTTTGGTCTGCGGGTGTGGTAGTAGTCCATCTTCAGAGCCAATATATGATAGTGGCACAGGCACTTATAGCGCTATGTGTCCTGGCTGTAAAGATTGGAGTGATTTTGAATATGAACAGGATATGGAGGATCAGACATGCAAATGAATATGTTTCAGAATAAGGTAGATAATATAAGAGAAGTGGTAAAAGATCTATTGTTTCACAATGTGTATCTCAGGGATTCAGATGATAAACTTGTAGCAAGGATCTGGAAAAAAGAATGTGATAATATAAACTGCTATGATGTTATAGGCTTGTTAAATGTAGGTAAGCTATCACAATACAAGACTATTAGTAGGCAGAGAAGGTTACTGCAAAAGAAGTATCCAAAGTTAAGAGGATCTTTATATCAGGAAAGAAGGAAGCTACAGAATCCAATAAAAGAGGATATAGCAAACTATGAAGGGAATGGTGGAATCATATGAGAGAGTTATTGCTAAAAACACAGCAGGAAGTGCATGAGACTAACACCAAATGGAATAAGGTTATAGACTCTATAAAAGAAATAGATATGTCAGATTTTTTAGTTCCAGATAGAGATCTAGGTGTTAAGCAAATAGTGTTTGACAGAGATGAGTATAGAAAAAGAATAGATCTGATCATAAAATTAGCATTTCACAGATATAAGGTTGCTACAGATCTTGAAATAACAAGAGAATCGGAAGATGGGGTGGACAATGATCAGTAAAAAGCTACAGATAGTAATGAATGAATATATAAAACCTACCAAGCTGTATGGTGATGAAGATCCAATTAAAAAAGAAAATACTATGCTAAAGAATAGATTAAAGTTTGTGAAGCATATGTTGAAGGATTTACCAGCTCTGGTATGGTACTTAGAATCTAAAGATCAAGAGAAACTGCATGAGATCTTATATAGATTAGAAATGACAACTTTAGCAGTGAAAGATCAGGAAGATAAATGATAACAAAAGAAGAAAAAGACATGTATAAGAGAAAAATAGATGAAGAATATCCAGATAGATCTGAACAAGCATTAGATCTGCAAAAAAAGATCATGAAACTTATAGATGATCTTGATAAGTTAGGATATGAATTTATGTGGTTTAATAATCAAACATCAATTAGAAGGAGGAGAGATGATAAGAAAATGGGATAGATTAAAGAGATCTGTAAAAATGGGTAAAGTAGCTAGGAATCCATATAAGATCACCTTTGATCCAGAATATTCAGAGATGCAGAATTACTATTTCAGAGCTACTAAGGATATGTCTATTGGCTTTTTTATAAAGCATAATGATGATGCTAGGGCTTTATTATTTGTAATAACAATGCTTTTAAGTGCCTTTGGAATAGCGGTTTTATGTGAGCTGTATCTAGACTGGTATTTTGGAGTATGAGATGGATCTACCACTATATACTGGTGATCTTATCATATATGAAGGACATGATAGAGCCTAAGTAATGAGGAAGCATTTTGAATATTACATTGATGATAAATACCAAGAATCTGAGAATACTATATTATATGGAAAAGCAATTATGATAGCCATGATCAGTGGACACTCAGATAGCTGGACAAAGTTCCAGAAGAAGGTATACTTTAATCATGATACCATGACATTTAAAGATATGGGATCTAAATTAGGTACTAGCAGTCAGAATATTCATAAGACACATAAGTCAGCAGTCAAAAAGATCAGAAGGATCATATACAAATTAGTAGAGAACAGAGACTACTTCAGAACAATATAGCCAGTGCTTGGCATCTTATTTATACCTTATCCTGTTGTTATCAATAGCTGAGCACTGGTTGATTACCTAAAAAAATTAAATCCTGATATTACTACACTTAAAGTAATACTTTAACTAAACACATCTAAAATATGGTTGATTTTTTACATATATGTAGATGGAAGATCACAAATTACAAGAACTTATCAAAAGAATAGATCTGGAAATAGATTCAGTCAATGCTGGATCCAAAGCCTATAGAGAATCACTACAGAGATCTAATTTCAATAATAGCTACTTAGAGAACTGCTATGAAGGTACCTACAAATTAACACCAATAGATGATGACATAGAGTTTGTAGATGCGGAAAGCATACAAGATGATAAATCTACTTTTGATGAATCAAATTACTCAGCTATAGATTTTTTTGATAACATTGAAGAAATAGTCAAAGAGCAATACTAGGACGCCGAATGAAATCGGATAAATCGGATAGAAATAGTAAAGGGCAATTTGTCGCTGGAAATAGAGCATCTAAAGGTCATGGTAGACCTAAAGGTGCTAGATCTATACCTGATCTGTTAAGAAGGATCGGTGATGAATTTGGTGAAGGAAATCATATTGACAATTTGGAAGCAGTGCTAAGACATGTGTATAGCCAGGCATTAGAAGGAAAATCATGGGCAGTGGAGTTCATAGCAAATAGGACTGAAGGTAAACCGCATCAATCAGTCTCTTTACATGAAGCTGATGACATGCCTATTAAGGTATTTGATTTTGATAATGCAGTGGAAGATTGACCAACTTAGAAGAGATATACTAGACGATCCACATAGAGGAAAGATTCTAGTCTCTGGAAGAAGGTTTGGTAAGTCTTATATGGCTATGATGTGGATCTTATATCATGATCTACAGCCTAATGAGAAGAGATGGATAGTTTATCCTACTTATAGGCAAGGTAAGATGGTAGCCTGGAATTTGCTTAAGAGCATATTCAGAGGTAAGAATGTTAAGATCAATGAGACTGAGTTATCTGTAACTATGCCTAATAATGCAGAGATCAGTATTAAGGGCTCTGATAAGGAAGATAGCTTAAGAGGTATAAGCTTAGGTGCTAAGGGCACCAATGCGGTAGTATTAGACGAATATGCATTCATGAAGCCTAATGTCTTAAATGAGATCATTATGCCTATGATAGCTGAAACGCAGTCTAATATTTTTATATGCGGTACACCACAGGGTGTATATAACAATTTGTATGAATTATATGTGAAGGGACAAGATAATGATCCCTTCTGGAAGTCCTGGCAATATACCACTATTGAAGGTGGTTTTATTCCTAAAGAAGAGATTGAGAATGCCAGGCAAACTTTAGATCCAAGAACTTTTAGACAAGAGCTGGAAGGATCTTTTGAAGTATCTAGCAATAGATGTGCTTATAACTTTGATAGAAGAGTGCATGTCAGAGATGATCTAGATATTCCAAGTAGACAATACTGGGGAGTGGACTTTGGTGTTGCCAGTTATATGACAGCAGTATTATGTGCTGAATTTACTAATGGTGATGTTTATGTGATTGATGAGATCAGTTTAAAGAACTCTAACACATTTGAACTAACTAAACTTATGCAACAGAGAAAGCCTAATATTCCAGTGTTTCCTGATCCAGCAGGAAAAAGTAGAACAAGTAATAGCACTAAATCTGATCATATGATCTTAACTGAGGGAGGATTTGTCGTGATCGCTAAAAAAGCCAATCCTACGCAGAAGGACAGATTGAATGCTTTAAACAAGAAGCTGAAAGATGCAAATGGTAAACATAGTTTATTTATTAAGTCAAATTGTAAGAATACAATTAGAGATCTTGAAATGACTACAATGGAGAATAATAGAATGGTCAAGACCGAAACCTTAAGTCATCACATTGATGGGCTTTGCTATCCAATCCATTTCAAATTTCCATTAACAATGAATAGTGTAGGATCAATCAAATGGTAGTGTATTTTTTATTAGGACTGCTTACTGGTTGGACTACATTTTTTTGTATGCTGTTGATCATAGCATATAGAACAGATCAAAGTAATAAGAAGCAATACCAGGACATGATTACCAACTTATACAACACATATCAAGATCACATAAACTTAGAAGATTTAAGGAAATTCAAATCATGATTATAACAAATTTAACAGAAAAAATGATGTATGACATCTTGATGGAAAGCATCAAGGACAACTATGATAGAGAACAGGAACATAGAGAATTGGCTATGGATTACTTTGAATCCATTAACTTGCAAGATGATCTAAAGAAGTATTTTGATAGTGACTCATTATCACAGATACCGCCTGCCTATTTAAACTTAACAAGAAATGTAATTGACCGCAGATGTCAAGTGTACCAGGAACAGCCATTAAGGCATGCTGATGAGAAATACCTAGAGCATATTGGTGATCTAGACAGCTCTTTAAAAGAGTTTGAGAAGCTGGTTTATTTATTAGGTACAGAAGCTCTATACACTTACTGGAATGATGACAAGCAGAAGCTTATGTATAGACCGATCCATTTCTTTACACCATTCTTTAGACCTAATGAAGATGATCCATTTATGGTTATGTGGCAAGTAGAGTCACAATTACAGGCAAGATCGGAAGATGCTCAGTTCATGGTATGGTCTAAAGCAACTGAGGATATGCCAGGAAAGCATTTCATGATCAGCAGTAAGGGTAAGGTCACATCTATAGTAGAAGGTGATGTAAATCCATTTGGTGATATTATTCCAATTAATTTTGGTCACAGATCATTTATGACTAGAGACTTTATGAGAGCTGGTGCTGATGATCTAATTGATGCAAACAGATCTATTAATATTATGCTTACAGAGATGGCTCTTTCATCTAGATTCCAACTTGGTCAGCCTGTGATTTCTGGAATTGATACTGAAGCTAGGATCCAGTTTGGTCAAGATAAGGCTCTGATCCTACCAGAACAGGCTTCATTTGAATATGTGACACCTAATGCTAATGTAACAGCTATGAAAGAGTCTATTAAGTTCTTAATTGATTCTGTATCACAGGCTAACAATGTCAAGATCAACTGGAGTAGTAATGCACCAGAATCTGGATTATCAAAGAAGATGTCTCAGTTAGATCTTCAAGACTCTTTAAGATCTGATATTGAACAGATCTATAGACCATTTGAAAGACAGCAATTTAAGATAGCTCAAAGGATCTTAGAAGTATCTGGTGGTATCAATGTTAGTGATGAATTTAGTGTAGACTTCCAGGAAAGATCTGCACCAATGTCTACTGATGAAGAATTAAAGTATTATGAGTGGGCTTTTAAAAACAATCTAGAGACTAGACAATCTTATTTAAGAAAAAAGAATCCTGATCTAAAAGAAGAAGAGATCCAGGAAATAGTAGATCAGATTGATGAAGAAGCACCACAGCAACAAGCAGGTCCAGCAAGTATCCTAGATAGATTAGGAAGCTAAGATGGCGGATCTAGATTTTTATTCTGTAGAGATCCAAAACCTACAGAAGAAGTTATTTGACAAATTAAAGAAGGCTATTCCAAGACTAAATGAATTGTCTGATACTCAGGTGATCACTATAGCTCAGGAGATAGATTTCTTCCAGGAATTAGATGAGCTTGGCTATGGCAC